TCTGTCGCTGTCGCGTTGGCCAAAAATATCGTGTGCACATGTGCAATCTGGCGATGGGCATAGTGTGCGTTGCATCTTGCGCAGGGTTGCTCTAGAGATAGTCCCGTCGCTACGGACCCGCATATTGGCCGTCGTGTGGTGGTAACTGTTTGTCAGTGTAATTTTCATTTTCATTCCCTCCGGTTATATGTAATAAGCGACACTGCGTTTGTAAGCAAACCGCACCCTCATAGTTAAATGGTTATAGCTCACCTATTTTGTATTGCCCTTCCCATACTTCAATAAATGCTTTCATATTACGCAAATAAACTACTTTATACTTCCGTTCGGGATCATCGGTATTAAGTTTTGTTACCGCCTTTTGTGCTTCAAAATATGGCATTATCGTTTTAGTCTCTAAATTTTGTATCATCTTCACGATATCTCTCCTTTTTATATTTTCTAAGCTGCCTACGCGGCAGTTAACAAGCTCTCACAGCGTCTATCGGCGCGGATAGACTGATTCGTCGTCATCATCAATATCATCTGCGTGCTGTTTGATAGCTTCTTCTTCAGTCAGCGCATAATTCCCCTGAAAACTTGCAACAAACAGATATGCGCTATGTTCCGCGCTGTACTCGTATAACTTGCCGTATGCTGCATCGTATCGATATTTTGCGATTTTTTCTGATGTATTCATGATAATTCTCCTTTTAAAATTGTTATTAGTGATCATTTGCTCATATATAGTTGCAAGTTATATGCCGGAATAATGTATACCTAAAATCAATGGTTTACAAAAGCCGGAAGGTAAAAAAGTATCACTTCGTTATCATCAAAGTATCACTTCGTTACCATCAAAGTATCACTTCGTTTAATTGTCACTATTATGGTATAATTACAGCGTGGCGATGATAAAAACATTCCAATCGAAAGGCCGAGTTCAGGAAGGGCGACCGACCCCTCCCCCCCCTTCGATATATGTATATCTACCCCCCTACGAATCGAAAAAAACAAAAGGGTTCTGAATGAGTTCTCGTATATCCACGTTAAAACAGCAGTTAGCGGCTAAACGAAGTCGTCTAACGACTCTTTTGTCGAAGCGTGATGAGCTTGCGTCAGCTCAGCGTCAGTACCGTGTTGATAATAAGATAGAGTTTTTCGACGGTAGCGCCCGTTTTTACAAGGGTACTGCTCGTGAGGGCGATTTATTCGGTCCGAACCCTCCTCAGTCGAAGTTATTGGAAGCGTGGTGCAATGCTTCTTATAAGACATTCACGATGACTGGTAGCAATCGTTTGGGAAAAACGGCAATATTAGTAATAATCTCGCTTTGTTATCTGGCGGGTTATTGGCTTTGGAACGGCAAGCGTATCCCTGTAACCCACCAGAAGCCTCGGAAGCTCCGTTATATTGGTCAGGACTGGGAGAAGCATATCAAGGGTGTGGTAGTTCCTTGTTTTGAAGAATGGTGGCCCAAGCGTCGGAAGTTAAAAACGAGGAATAACCAGGTTGGCGCGAAGACTTTTTGGCAGGACGTAGAGACCGGTTCCACGCTTGAGATCATGTCTTCCCAGCAGGATTCTTCCCAGCATGAGGGTTGGGAGGGCGACCTTATCCTTTTCGACGAACCTCCCCCCAGGGACATATATATAGCCAACGCCAGGGGTTTAATTGACCGTGAGGGTCGTGAGATTATCGGCGCCACTTTGCTTAAAGAGATGTGGATAGACCGTGAAATCATCAAGAAAAGGGACAAGACCGGCAAACCTGACATGTCTGTTTTCAGCGTCCACGGCGACGCTTACGAGAACGTGGGGTATGGGGTTACGTTGGAGGGCGTTGAGCAGTTCAAGAATAAGTTGAGCGAGGAGGAGATACAGGCCCGTATTTACGGGAAACCGTCTTACATGAGTGGTCTTATTTACCCGTCTTTTAGCCGCCAGGTTCATTTGAAGAGACGGTTCGCCGTCCCCTTGAACTGGATAGTGGACGTAGCGATTGACGTTCATCCTAGGAAGAAGCAGGCTATTTCTTTCATAGCGACATCTCCAAAGCAGGAAAAGTATTTGATACATGAGATATGGGATCACGGCGACGGGCAGTGGATAGGCGAAGAGATTGTGCGGCTTATGAACAGGCACAGTTACCGTGCTGGGAGGTTTATCATCGACCCTTTGGCGAAAGGCGACAGGAATAATGAGAACACGGTTTTTGACAAGGTTGGGGACGTTTTATTCAGGCATGGGTTTGTTTTAGAGACCGGTTCAAAGGATAAGTCTTCCGGTATAATCGCGGTAAAGACTTATCTTAAAGGGGCCAACGACGAACCTTCGCTCTTTATTTTTGACGATTTAAGTCGTATAGTATATGAAATTGAAGGGTATATGTATAACGACAAGGGCGAGCCGAAGGACATAGACGACGATATGCTGGAAAATTTAAGGAGATTGTTGCTTTTGGATACGGTGTATACGGAACCGCATGAAGAGACGGCCGAGTATGAGGAAGTTGGTACTGGCAGGGACGCTGTAGGAGGGTATTGATGGAAAGAAGGAATCTTTTAAGGGGGAACTATGGGGAATTATAATATAAATGAAGATTGAAAATATACTGAATTTTCAGGGCAACATGGCTGAAAAGCTGGACGACGACGATTTGAATAAAGTCGCCGACCGCGCCATGAATATGTACGAAGCCGACCGGGATTCCCGTAAAGATTGGGTAAAAAGGAATAAAGAATCTTTCAAACTCGCGCAACAGATAGCCGAAGAAAAGACATTTCCATGGGTGTCGGCGGCCAATATTCAGTACCCTTTACTTGCGACAGGAACGATACAGTTCGCCTCCAGAACGTCTGGGAGCATACTTACGGGCAAGGAGATAGTTAAAGCCAAGATAACCGGCGACGACCCCAATGGCGAAAAAAGAAAGCGTGGCGACCGGATAGGCGAGCACATGACTTATCAGGTTCTTGAGGAGATGCCGGAATGGGTTCCGGGCCACGACAGGCTGTTACATACCATGCCTGTAGCGGGCAGTGCTTTTAAAAAGACATGGTTTGACCCGTCTGTGGGGCGGAACGTCTCGAAGCTCGTGAACCTTGACGACGTTGTGGTTAACCTTAACGCCGACCCCGAAGACGTGCCTGATACGATTTCCCATATAAAAAAGTTTACCGGTAACGACGTTTTAGAGAGGATAAACGGCGGTCTTTACATTGATATTGAAGAAATAACCGATGTCCCTGAAAAAGACGACGAAGACGAGAAACACGATTTCATTGAACAGCACGGCCTTTTCGATCTTGACGGCGACGGGTACAAAGAGCCTTACATTGTCACGCTTTTCGAAGAATCGAGGAAAGTGGTTCGTATCGTGAAACGGTTTGACGAAACCGGCCTGATTATGAATGGTAACAAGGTCGTAAAAATCGTGCCTGACGAATATTTCACTAAATACGACTTCATGCCGTCGTTTGACAACACATACTACGGGACGGGGTTTGGGGCGATACTCGGCCCTCTTAACAACGTAGTCAACACGCTTATAAACCAGCTTGCGGACGCTGGGACTATAACCAATCTGGGCGGCGGGTTTATAGGCAATACCGCAAGGGTTCATGGCGGCAGGACGGGGTTTGTCCCCGGTGAATATAAAAAGGTCGATATAAGGAGCGACGACATACGAAAAGCCATCCTCCCTCTCACGGGGGCGCAACCGTCGCAGGTTACGTTTATGCTTTTGGAGATGCTTTTGGGGGCTGGTGAAAAACTCGCTTCCACGACCGATGTAATGACCGGCCAGACTCCCGGCCCGAACGTAGCCGCCGCGACGGTAATGGCTCTCATAGAGCAGGGGCAACAGGTTCTCTCCTCGATACAAAGGCGTATCCACAGGAGCATGAAAGCGGAGTTCAAGAAACTTTATATGCTGAACCGCAAATTCCTGGAACCCAAGTCTTACTTCCGCGTATTGGATAACCCAAGAGTGATAATGAAAACGGACTATGATTATGACGATACCGACGTTCAGCCGGTAAGCGACCCTTCCGTAGTGAGTGAGGCTCATAAGCTGGCGAAAGCGGAGGCTTTATACCAGACGAGAGGCGAACCAGGGGCCAACCGAAAAGAGATAATGCGGCGGTATTACGAAGCGTTGGGACTACCGGACATTGATTCTCTATTTGCGGAGCCTAAAGGCCCTCCGCCCGAACTTATGCTGGAGATTGAAAAACTGAAACTAAAAAGGCAGGAGCTTGGCATCAAGGATGCGGAAGTACAGGCGAAAATATTGAAGATAGAAGCCGATGCGATTTTGTCTATAGCAAAAGCGGAATCCGAAGAGGCTGGCCAACAAATAGAAGAATACAAGCAGGAGTTAGAGGAAATTAAGATAAGTATGGAGGCAGATAAGATAATCGATGAAAGAGCAAGAGTACGTCGAATGGAGATCGAACCCACAAACGGTAGAGGTGTTGCGGAGTCTGGAGCGCCAGCGGCAGGCGATAGCCAGCCACCTGCTTAGTGGAGGGTGTATTGGCGACACGGCAGAAAAGACGGCGATGTATTACAACAAAGAGGTTGGGTACGCGCAAGGGCTTGAAAAGGCCATAAACATAGAATTGGAGGATGTAAATGAATAAAAGCGGAATAAAGCCGGTAGGCCATAGAATTCTGGTGATGCCGGAAAAGGTGGAAGAAAAAACCAAAGGAGGGATATATATACCTAACGACACCCAAGATCAGGAACAACACGCATCTGAAAAAGGGGTAGTAGTGGAAATAGGGCCGGAGGCATGGCAACTGGACATCCACAAAAAACCGTGGGCCAAAATCGGGGACAAGGTGGCTTTCGCAATAAGAGCCGGACGGGTTATGAGAGGCAATGACGGCGGGTATTACCGCCTTATGAACGATGAAGATGTACTTGCCACATTAGAAAAGTAAGGAGTAAAAAATGGCAGAAGAAGAAGGAAAAGAGATTGAAACCGCGATAGCGGAACTTGACGACAAGGAGCCGGAAGAAAAAAAAGAACCGGACGAAACCCCGTCTAAAGACAACTACGAGACGAAAGCCGCCGGCATGGGGTGGGTTCCCGAAGAAGAGTACGAAGGGGACAAGGACGAATGGGTCGACGCTAAAGAGTTCGTAAAACGCGCCCCTTTATTTAAAAACATAAAGGAAAAGCGCGACCATATAAGAAGCCTTGAACGTCAGATAGAAAAACAGGGCGGTTCGATGAAAGAGATGGCGGCCCATATTAATGACGTTGACGCAAGAGCAAGGGAATGGGCGTTAAAGGAACTGAAAAAGGAATACAAACTAGCCGTTCAGGAAGGGGAGGACGACAAGGCAAGCGAGATTGACAAGGAGATGGAGAAGCTCCGCGAACCCCGTCCCGCGCCCGCGCCGCCGCCTGAGCAGACCCCTGAATACAAGAAATGGCTTGACAATAACAAATGGTACGGCGAAGATACTGATATGCAGGACTTTGCGGATGCGTATGGACAAAATTTAATCAAGCGTGGTATATATGGTGACACAATGTTAAGCCAAGTTACGGATGCGGTTAAAAAAGCGTATCCCGATAAGTTTACGAACCCTCGCAGGGCCGACCCACCTGCCGTCGAAGGAGCGAAGGGCGCAAGTAAAGGCAAGGGCAAGTATAGCAGGAGCGACCTGCCACCCGAATACAAGGAAGTGCATGACGCTTTCGTAGCGCAGGGCATGGATGGTCAAACATATATAAACCAGTGCGTTGAGCGCGGTCTTATAAAGGGGAATTAGAAATGGCACGAAAAAGTAGAGCCGAGATTTTAGCTGAAAAACGGGCAAGACGCAGGCCGCTTGTAGGCGGCGACGTATTGAAGATGAAAGAAGAAGATAAAAAAGCAGGATACCATTATAGATTTGTAAACGACCATGAAGGGCGGATACAGCGGTTTGAAGAAGCCGGATGGGATGCCGTGAAAGGGAATGTAGAGACCAAAGATCCCCAGGCAGGCGACCCGTCACAGATGGGTTCGGTAGTAAGAAGGCCGGTAGGCGGCGGAAATTATGCGGTTTTGATGCGTATAGAGCAAGAGTTGTACGACGAAGACCAAAAAACAAAACAAGACGAAGTAGCCAAGACGGCATCTGAAATAGAAAAATTCCTCAAGCGGGACACTGGAATTGATGCCGAACTCCCTGTGAGTGTAGGCAAATGAACGGAGTAACTAAATGGCTAATATTGACAGACCCAATGGGTTCAAACCTGTCAAAAGCCTTATTGGTGCGGATTGGACTGCCCTTATACGGAGGCTTCCAGCCTCCGATAGGTCGGCGGACACAACTGGCAACCACGGCGATATTTATGTAGGCGGCCCGCTAAAGTATTCAAGCGGGAAAGTTCTCTCTGCCAACAGCGGAGACACCATCATAGGTGTTTGCGTTGGTGTAGGAACCGTCCCCGACCACGGAGACGGGATACCGGCTACGCTTTCTGACCTTTCTCAATCGTACCTGCCACATACCGATACAACGGGCTATGTGTGGTTTGTCCCGAAGGAGCAGATGTTGTTTGAGATTCAGACGGCATCAGACCTTGACCTTGCCCCCGGTTCGACCGCCGACATAACTGTCACGGCCAATACCGCTCATGGTTCGAGGACGACTGGATTTTCCACTTGCGAACTGACGACTTCAAGCAACGCGGATGTAACCGTTTTTGAGGACGACTCACGTTCCAATAATGACACTTCTTTAACTAACGCCAGACATCTGGTCACGATAGCGTAGGAGGATGATATGGGTGTTATAACAAGAGCGGCATTAGCGGAGATGTTGTGGCCCGGACTCAACACTGTTTACGGGCAGACATATAACGAATATTCGGCGGAATGGAAAGAGGGTTTCGAGGAAAAAAGTTCCGATCAGGCTTACGAAAAGATGTTAGGATTCGTAGGAATGGGGCTTGTCCCGAAGAAACCGGAAGGACAGTCTACATCGTATGACGATTTCAAGCAGGGGTACAAGACCGAGCTTACTCACGACGGGTACGCGCTTGGATACGTTCTCACCCACGAGGAGATCGAAGATAATCTCTACATGGGGAAGAACAAGTACGCCAAAGTCATATCCATAGCAGGTGAAAGGGCGCAGACATTGGCGTTTTCTTTCGCACAGACCAAAGAGGTTGTGGGAGCGAACGTCTTTAACAGGGCGTTTAACAGTTCTTACACATCCGGCGATGGTAAAGAGTTGTGCGCTACCGACCACCCGAATAAATCAGGTGGAACGTGGAGCAACGAACTTACCACAGCGTCGGATTTGTCGGAATCGTCTTTAGAACAGGCGGTTATAGACATCGGAGGTTTTACGAACGACAGAGGTTTGACTATAAAGGTCACGCCGAAGAAGCTCTTAATCCCTCGTCAGCTTGCGTTTGAAGCGGAGCGGATACTTAAATCCATCAACAGAGCAGGAACGGCAGATAACGATACAAACGCTCTGCGTTCGCTTGGGGTTATCCCGAAAGTCGCTGTTAACCATTACTTTACCGATACAGACGCATGGTTCTTAAAGAACGATGTTCGTGCCGGTCTGTGTATGTTCCAGCGGGAACCGATGAATTTCAGCAACGAGACGGCTTTCGATACCAAGAACATGAAGTTCATGGGATACGAAAGATACGTTTTCGGATGGGGCGACCCACGCGACTGTTTTGGCAGTCCGGGCGCTTGAGTGATGAAATCAATGGTTTAGACGATAAAACCTTAGAAGGTGAAATTTGATATAACTGGTAGGGGGTTAACGCCCCCTACTGCTCATTAAGGAGTGGTTATTATGAGTACACATTTTAACTCCATGGTTTATAGCATGGGGATACCGACTGTAGGCGGTGGAGTTCCTACGACATTCGGCAACTATTGGTTTGTCGATTCTGACAACGGTAGCGACGGCAACAGCGGCAAAAGTGCGGACAAGGCTTTTGCGACGACAGACAAGGCAATAACATCCGCAACGACTAACAACCATGATGTTGTTTGTTTTTCAGGTAATTCGGCACATGTACAGACAGACCAGATTACTCTCACTAAAAACCGAATCCACTTTGTTGGACTCGGCGGCGGGAGTAGGTATTACGGTCAGCGTACCCGCATAACAATGGGTGTTACGACTGGCACGGCGACAGCGGTTATTCAGAACACTGGTGTCGGTAATACGTTTACAAATATAAAGTTTGACAGCTCGGACACTCTTTCGACCAGCGTATATGCGTTTGCGGAAGGCGGGGAGTATTCCCAGTTCACGAACTGCGAGTTTTACAAAAGCACCGACCTTGACCAAAGTGCGGCGGCTGAATTGCTGATGAACGGTGACTCCTCATATTTCAAAAACTGTACGTTTGGCTCCAATGCAAACGCTGTCACTGCCACCGGCGCAAGGCCGTGTGTACTTCTTACGCGCGAAACCATTACAGGCAAAGTATGTAGGGACGCCACGTTTGAAGACTGTCTGTTTTGGCGGCAAGCCGACGGGGCGACCGCTAATTCATTCGTACATTCAGCGGGCGCGACTGATGTCGAGCGGATGCTTTTATTTAAAAACTGTCTGTTTTATTCGGATGTAACGTCTGCGTATACGCCTGCGGTTGCTGTTTCAGCGGCGGCGACTCTCACGGTTGGGCGGATCGTCTTGATGAACAGCTACGAAGTGGGGTGTACTGCCCTTGCGACTGCAACCGGCATTTGGTCGGCTAACGCGACTCTCGCCGCGGCGGGTGGGTCGGCTTTACAGGCGACATAAGGTTTTAACAATATGGGCGGGATAAAACCCGCCCTTTTTAAGGAGTTAATATGTCTGGTGAGGCAGTAGCATTATTTAATGCACAAGCGGCGGTGGACGCGATGACGAGTGCCAGCTTCCACATGAGCCATGTAAGAAGCCACCATACCGTTCAAACGACTTACACGGAGAGCGCGGGTACATTATCGGCGTTTGTGATGGATTTGGAAGGGACTCTTGACAACAGGGGCGTTGCCGATGCCGACGCTACTTGGGTGACGATGGCGACTAGCACTTGGGATGCTGGAGAAATAACGGCTCTCGCGGCTACGTTTGTGGTAGTTGACCAGCCTTTCAAAAGGGTGAGGGTCAAGGTCACTACTCTTACCGGCGAAGGTGCAGGGGACACAGTTACTTGCAAATATATTCAAGGAGCAATCTAATGGCAGGAGTACATGGAAGGCCGGATAAAGGTGAGGTAGTTCTTCTAAAGGAAGGTGAGGAATTTAGCGCAATTCGTTTACAGGAAAAGATTGTTCCGGTAGACCGCGTGAAGTTCAGCGAAGTGGTTGTCGAGCGTCCAATCTACAAGGATGTCGTATATGAGCGTCCGGTTATCAAGGACAAGATAATTGAGGTTCCCAAATATGTCATAAAAGAGGAAATTGTCACTATAAAGAGAGTTGTCTTTGAAGATGAAGTGGTATCACGGCCGGTTTTTGTAGACAAGGAAATCATAAACCCGATTATTAAAAACAAGGAAGTTATGAACGCCGTTATTGTTGACAAGGAAGTCACCAATGCCGTAATTAAAGATGTCAAAGTCGATAAACCCAACTACGTCCCTTATGACGTACTTGTTCCTCAATTCAAGGAGTCTGTAATACAGATAACAAAACCTGTCATGCGGGAAAAGGTGTTTATTGTTGAAAAGATAAGAACCCGTGAAGGCAACGAACTAATGGCTGGCGATGAAGTAAGGGTTGGATAAATGCCCGAAATTACCATATACGCCCCCATTGATAATGCGGGGGCAATTTCGGATGTCCCTAAAATTTCCGTTACTGATTCCGCCGCGATTAGCCATGCTTTGACCGCTGGCAAAAAAGGGGTCGCTCTAATGAATGTCGGCACCAGTACCTGTTGGGTTGGCGGTTCTACTGTAGACCCTGCCAATAGCCGAGGTATCAAGATGTTGTCTGATTCTCTCTTGACAATCCGAAATACAACAAGCGATTTTAAGATATATTTCAAGTGTGGTGCAGGGCTGTCCACGACTATCGGGGTTATTGAGTATGATTAGAAAACATTCCATAATACCGGAGGGCGCACAGTGACCGAAGATCGCCGCGTCGCCGACCAAACCTTCCGCGACAAGATAAATGTGCACATGGGCGAAATAAAGTCTCACATGGAGACAAGTAACCGGCGGCTCCTTGCAATAGAGGCCGGGCAGATAACGTGCCGTAATGATACCGACAACAAACTTTTAGGGGTTGACGCGAAATTTACCGCCGTTACCAAGCGTATAGATAATATAAAGATAGCCGGTTACATAGGCGGGATTATAGCTTCGGTTCTCACATATCTGGGGTTGAGCAAATAATGGGAGGCGCCATGTCGGATAAGTTGACGGCTAACTTCTCGCGGTCTGAAATTGCCTGTAAAGACGGGTGCGGCGCAAGCGACATTCATCCCGACCTTATGGACAGGTTGCAGGAAATGCGTAACCGTGCCGGGGCTATCTACATCAATTCCGGCGTAAGGTGCAGGCGGCATAACCGGGAAGTCGGAGGTAGTGAAACTTCCAGCCATTTACATGGCGAAGCTGTCGACATCAAGTGTGAGGGCGATTCACAACGTGCCGTGTATTTGATAGCGGCAATCAAAGTGGGGTTCAATCGCATCGGGATCGCCGAAGATTTTATACATTTGGACATCACGCCTGAAAAGGCAAAACCTAGAATTTGGTTATATCCAACAAAGTAAGGGGGGTCGTTTGGAGTCAATATGTGATGGGTGCAAAGAAGGATGGGCGAAGTATGACGGAGCGACACTTGAAACCTGTATGGACAAAGAGTGCCACAAGAAAAAGGGACGCCGTATTGAGTGCGCCAAGTTATTTGGTTCGTGGGTGGAGAGTGGAGACGAGGATAAGCACTTTTCAGAGTTAAGGGGTTAGCATGAAATACGAAATAGAGATTGACGGGGACAAGCTAAAGACAGACGACCCGACTGTTGCTATTAAATTCATTGAAGCAATGGCGGCGCGCAT